CAAGAGATGTAATCTCCATAATTGGAGTTTCAACCATGCCAATAATATCTTCAACACTCTCATCTCCTGTGATTTTAGTCATCGACTTATCACATATAGATAATGTCTTCTTGATATCTCTAGCTAATTTAAGTTTAGTTAGCTTAGCTGCAAATTTAGGGATATTATCTTTATTTATGGGAAAATTAAAAAGCGACCGGATGAAACTCATCTCGGTCGATTTATTAATTAATTCATACACGCCCAACTTTTGAGCTGTTGAGAATATAGAGAGATATTCAATATTCTGATTATTGTTGATAACGTCTTGCAAGCATGTAAATATAACCTGATTTAATTCGTGGCTAAAATACTCTGCTTGCAAAAAGTCAAGTTCAACATAAACTTCCAGTCCGAACTGGCAGATGCCAGCTAGGACGGCACGTTCAACTGGAAGGTTCTGCAATTCGGACTGGCTCATATTAATTCACTCCATAAAACTTCTTCACAACCCAAGGCAATTGATGATAAGCAGAAACTATTTTATCTGCCTGATCTTGTGTTAGCTGGCGATTTTCTAATGCCAGATTCTTTTCAGCGATGAGTTGATTATTTGCCTCAAGCAATCTCTTGTTAGAATCTAATACGCTGTCAATATATTCTTGTAATTCTGCAAGCTGTAGTTCATATTCAAGGACTTGCTTGTCTAACTCATCAATTCGTTTCTTCAACTCCTCTTCTGCGGAAGTTCCAAACTGACGATTAGCAAGCTCGTAAACATGAATAGTTTCAATCTGTGCTACTGAATTTTTAATAATTTCTAATTGATTGTATACGTTTAATGGATTCTTTTCTTCGCTCATTGTATTCTCCTTAAGGATAGATTCTATAAATTGGATATGGATAATATACAGGTTGATACATTTGAACCTGTACTGGTACATAAATTGTTCTAGGCACAACCACATACTGCGGTTGTTGTACTACGTATTGATATTGGACTACGATTGGTTGAGGTTGTTGAACCACAACTGGAATTTGTGGATTAACCACAAAGAATTGACCTAACGACATTGCCGCTAATGCTACTAGTGTATTCATTTTATTGTCCTGCTGGGATTGGAATAGGAAAGAAAAAATGTCCTGCCAATCCACCAACTAAAAATCCAAATAAGAATGGCACAATGGGCCATTTACGACTGGTATCAAATACTATCCAGCTCACTGTAGACTTTCCTTTCATAACTGCATAAATATCATATGCTATTAAAAAGAAAAAGGTTCCTACTAGCCAAATGAATGTGAGGCTAAATATTATCTCTGTCATTCAACTCTCCTATGATTGTACTACTGATTATTCTATACGACACTATACAGTAGAATGTTATGAATAGTATAAATCCTATTTTGAAATATGTCAAGACCCCGAACTCCCAAATCCATTTTCTCCGCGAGAAGTTTCGCTTAGATTGTCAACGGCTACAGGAGTAAAATCTGGAGAGTATTGAATTAAAATTTGTGCAATTTTATCTCCAAAATTAAAAGTTTGATATTCATCGCTTTCATTAACTAGTAAAACCTTCACTTCTCCTCTGTATGGCGAATCAATCACTCCAGCCATAGTATCGATCCCCTTCTTAACTGCGTGGCCAGAGCGAGGCCAAATTAGCCCAACAAAGCCCTTTGGGATCGCTACTGCAATGCCAGTTGAGATAAGTCTGCGTTGACCCGGAGCAATTGTAATTGTCTCTTGCTCGTCATTATACAAGTCAAGCCCGGCATCAAATGTGTTAGCTTTGTCTGGAAGTTTTGCAGTGGGTGTAAGTAATTTAACTGCTAGTTCACGACTTTCAAATATACTCATGATTTCCCTTTCAATAAACAAGATTCACAGCGATAAAATTCTCTTGCGTATAGAGGCAGAACCTTTTCAGCCTTGCCGCACACTTCACACTTTTGTTCTACTTTAACAGCATCAATTGATTTTCTACTTCTTTCAGTAGGCTGAACTGAAGGTGTTTTAATATCTTTTGCTTCTACTCCATCATCTGCATACTTATTTTCCCTTGGCCCAACATAAATCGGTTGTCTTTTGCCGCTACGATCAATTACATTAGATGTAGCTTTTGACATAGTAAATTGTTCCATGTCAAATTTTCCAGCAGTAACTATTGGAGTACCTGTTTTTTTTATTTCCACAGGTGCTGCAACAGTCGTTACTACATCTAATTCCTCAGCGTAAGCGTCTAGCATTTCCAATCCCATTCTAACAAGCTCAGGGTCATTTAATGTTTTTCCCTTTGCTATAATTCTTTTTGCCTGTTCTTTAAGATCGCTGCTCATAATTTTTACTCCTTGCCAAATTTTCAAGAACTCTCATTGCGTTCTCAATCGTTCCGATTGTCGCTTCTCCTGCTAATATTCTAGCATCAGCAGTTGTTTTGAGCGTCTGTAATTTTATACCAGTTTGACTACTTCTAATAGATTCATAGTATTTTTCTTCCCACTTTGCATATTTATCATGTTTTGATCCAGTGATAAGATATCCAATACCTTGCTCAGCCCATGCCTTAACAGCTTTCTCTCTCGCCAGTCTCATTTTTAAATGCCCAAGGTGTTGATTTAATACATACACTGCTGTTTGACATTCAATAGAAGACATTTTGCTTACTTCATCGCGAGATAGATGAAGGAGTTGAGTAACTTCATGCAGTCTGTCGCTCAATTTCTCATTATCAATATCTATATGATTATTATGAATCCATTCATCAATAGACTTATGGAAGTTATTAATTTTAATATCTATGTCTTCCATATTTTTTTCCTCCAGTCCTCAATTGACTCGTTATGGAATAGTTCTATTAATTCAAAATTATTTAACTCACACCAAGACTTTTTGTCTCGATCTCTAGCCTGAGCTTTATAAAATTCCATCTTATTAGCAAAGAAGAAATTGTTAAATTCAGTGTGTTGTTGTCCATGTACTTCAACAATAAGTGACCTGATTGGAATAAAAAAATCAGCTTTTAATACTGATTTTCTATTACTCGTTTTTGTTCCGGGCAAGACAAGCTCTTCAAGAATTCTATCATTTGGATATCTTTCTTTAAGTAGTTGTTGAGCCTTATTATGAAGTCCTGATCTTTTCTCTGTGTCAACAATATTATTGCTTGGTATCCATGAGTATTCCTTGCCGTCAAGTCCAGCAATAATCAATATAACATTTCCTTGACTTTAGATTCTAGCAGAGTATAAAGCTCTTTATGTTCTGTAAGATAATTATATACCTTTTCTTGGCCTTGCAGTTTTACCTTTTCAGATTCAACAAAATCAAGATTGTACCAAGATCCAGCAACAGAGATTAAACCTAGCTCGCAAGCTATCATTAAAATTTCTTGAACCTTATCAATCCCATGTCCAAATCTGATCCAGCTTTCACAAGTCTTATAGGGTGAACCAATTGAAGAACATAATACATCCCAAGTTACCTTGAGTCCAATCACATTCTTTTGATCCTTCGTTGACCCCGCTGACTCCCATGGTGTAACGCCTTTGACTTCCATACGTGTATCTGCTTGGAATTGGATCTTAACGCCACCATCGGCCATTTTGGACTTGCCATAGCCACTGGTATTTGTAATCATGTGAGTAATTAATATTACCAAACACTTTTGATTAGGCACAGTCTGACCCAACTTTTTAACAAAGTCCGAAAGAATCTTAGGTAGTCCCGGTCTAGTCATACCACTAATATCTTCATCAAGATCTCGCGATGGGATCAATGACGATATTGAATCAATAACTAGAACACAACCCTCATTCTCTTTTGCTGAAATTAATTTCCTAGCAATGTCAAGAAATGTCTCTGCTGCTAATGGTTCATCACCTGAACGAATGACTTGTACTAATGACGGGTCGATTCCCGGCACTTCAAAGTTCATCTCTTTTAATCGACCCTCAACATCAAGATAAATAATCTTACGACCGAGGGCTTGACAATTAGCTATAATCTGCATTGTCGTTGTTGTCTTTCCTACCTTTGGTGGTCCAGAAAGAATTACCCAAGAACCCTCTTTAATACCACCACCGAGAGCCAAATCAATAGCAGGACTAATTGATATGGTCTTGTAATTTCTCTTCTGCTCAAGGACTTTATCTCCCGTAGTAACATAGTCGCCATATTTTTTAATAAATTCTTTATCAATCACTGTTGCCATTTTCTATTTCCTTTAATCTACTTATCAATGTTTTACTCCCAAATGATTTTCTTGATTTGAATTGCGATGGTTCAACTTCAATTACTTCAATTGTAGCATGTTTTGGTGCATTGTCAAGAGCAAATTTGATTTTTTCAATCTCTTGTTTTACATTTCTCGCTCCAAGAGATATAGTTTTAGACCCAGAGCTTGACTTTATAAACTTAATAACTGGTTCTTCGCCATACTCTTTGACTAACTTATTTGCTAATGATACTTGCCTAATGTAGAGCTTCTTCCATTTAGGCAAATTCCAAAACTTGTAAGGTAGCGTCCCAGCTTTTTCATGTTTTGCACATCTTTGACATATAATCTCAGCAATATACTGTGCAGAAGTACAAAAATCCCCAGTAGATGGGGATTTGTATTTATTTATATCACTTTGCTCTTTTCGGTTTGACATGAACAACTGTCTCCACAAGTATTTCTTTGTCTATATAACAATTCTTCATTCTCTGGAGTTAATTGTCTTATTTCATTATATGTGCCGAATTTACATTCAGGCCAATAGAAGCGAGTGACATATATTAAGTTGTCTTCTTTTAACTGTCCAAAAGTCATAAATGAATATGTAGTCTCTTCTACTTCATTAATGTCTTTTGATATGCCCCGTATA